AGTTTGTAAATTCGCTTGTGTAGTTTCAATCTCTGTTGCAATAAATGGAACTTGACCATCTGATGCATAAATTAAAACCGCAACTCCTGCAGCCGACAATCTATCAATTGTTGTTTTGATATTTGTTGGCAATGTTTCTCCATTTGTATAAATAGTATAAGCAGCAGGAGGATTATCTGAATAAACAACTTTGGTAGCATTTGTAACTATAGTTAAAATTTCAACAATATCTTCTACAAAAGCTCTAGAAGTATTCTTAAATATTTTTAAAGTTAAATCTGAACGATAATCAGCATCATTTCTACCATTTCTTCCTTCTACAATAATATGACCAATTAAATCTAATTGTTTTCCTGATGAATTAGTTATGTTTAAAATAACTTTTAAATCAGCAAATACAGTATCTAATTCATCAAAAGTACTAGCAGCAACTTGGAGAACTTTATTAAAATTCTCTGATGATTTAAATTGCTCAATATTTAATTGTTTTATAGTATCGTAAATGCTCATTATAATGTAACGTCAATTCTACTTAAATCAAATAAAGGTTTTTCCTTTATTGAACAATTAATATTAGAAGCACCATAAGTTGGTGTTCCTCCTGCTGTTGCAGTTGAAGCAATAGTTATTGTAGCAGATCCTATGCCTTCAATCTCATATAAAGGCTTATAGAATTTTTGTGTTACAATAACATCTCCTATATTAAAATAATCTTCAGCAAATTCTAATATCGATTCTTTTATTGCAGCTTCACCATCAGCAGGGAAGTCTTCCTCATTATTATAAGAATCAATAACAACTTTGACCCACATATATAAATTGCTAGGCCTTGAAAACTTAATATTATGAGGAATATCTTGATCGTCTTTAACTTCTACTGTAATATCTCCATGAGATTTTATTCCTGCAATTTTCATTTGGAATAATTTAGCAGCAATATTTGCATTAGAACCACCTTCAGCGACAGTTTCAAAAGATTTAGCAGGAATATTATCTGAATCAGTAACTAAACTATCGTTTTCGTATACTCTACAATAACTTACTCCAGAAACTTCATCTAATATTTTTGCTCTAATAGCATCAACAAAATTAAATCCTGCAACAGCTATATCTTGTTGTGTTCTTAATCTTAATTCTTGATCTGTTTCAATTTCTCTTCCAGTTTCTCCTGCATAATAATTTCTTACAGAATCTAAACCAGATATTGCCGTTGAAATTGTATCAATAGTTTCAGCAGCAACTTCATTTTTACCTACTTCTAAAGCTGTAACTTCTATTTGAGATTGAACTTTACCAACAGTCATTTTAGAATCTGCTGTAATATCATAAATATCATTTTTATCAGTAGCTTCAATTGTCATTAAGCCAGATCCTTCATCAGTTATGGTTAAACCAATCACAGCAGCTTCAACAACAGCTTTTAATCCTGCTACAATTTCATCAGCCGTAGCTGTTCCATCAGAAACATAAGAATAAGTATTACCGTCAATATAAAAACGATATGTTGCATTGTTACTTACAGTTGTAACTGTTATTTGAATCCAATTGCATTCGCCTTGAGTGATAAACCTATCTTCTGATGTTTTAAATATTAATCCTGTTGAAGATTGTTTAACTTGAGTATTTGAAGGGATAGAAGTAGCATTATCTCCTCTAAAGCTTACATTAGAAGTTGATGCAGAAGCTCCTTTTTTATCTATACCTACTAAGGAGACAGCATTTTCCAATGGAACTCCAGATGCAGTATTTCTATTTAACGAATTATAAGTGTCTTCTGCAGTTTGCCATAAAGAATCTGCCATAGATCCAATAAGACCTATTAAAATGGAATTAGGTGAATCTTCACTTAAATCTGAATCTTGACCAAATTGTGTTTTCCATTCATTTTCTAAATCACTTATAATTTGTTCATTTGTTTTTCTAACAAAACCGTTAGTTGTAACACCGTAAGTCATGAACTAATTAAATTGAATTTCTAAATAATTAAATTTTAAAACAAAACTTCTTCAAAGTACAACCAAATTCTCGGTTATTACTGAATTGTTTATTGAAACTATATTGACCGAATATTGAACTTCACGTTCATTTTCATCATAATCAATAGAACTTTCAACTATTTCTCTAACCCCTTCTACGTCTAAAATTTGTTCTCTAAATATGCTTTCAATAATATTAAGATCTAAATTTTTGCTTCCTAATATATCTTCAAAATATGGAAGACCGTGCTCAGAGTTTAAAAACCATTCGTCTTTAAAGAATTTTAATCTCATTCTAAGTCTTTGTGCTATTTCTTCATCAGTGTTACTGCCTGAAACAATAGCTAATCTTTTATTACTAAAATAAAGATCATTGTTAGAATCTAATGCAAATGTGCTCATAATATCATAATAAATTAAGTTACAGGACCAGTATTAGAAGGGCCAGAAGTTACACCTGTGTGAGTATGATTATCATAAAGCTGATTATTTATTTTTACATCCCCGTTTAATTTTATTTCAGGAGCTTCTACTTTTATTTCAGTAGAACCGTTTAATTTTATTTCAGGAGCTTCTACTTTTATTTCAGTAGAACTATTTAATTTTATTTCAGTAGAACCTATTATATTAATAGTAGTGCTACTAATATCTATTTCTGAAGAAGGTTTTAATTTTACTTCTGAACCGTCATATTTAATAAGTAAATCAGTATTATTAGCAGCAGGAGATATTTTGCTAAAAGGATTTAATCCTAATAAAGCAATAGCATCTGTCAAATTATTTTGCCTAGGATCATCTGGAGTAACTTGTTCTCCATTTGAAAGCCACTCTTCTAAACTTTTTTCAGAAAATACTAGTAAAACTGTATCATTAATATTGACAGGAAATGTAATAGAAGCGCCACCAGAAGCAGGATGCACTACTGGAACATTATATATCGCAGGAAGCTCAATAACCTCTCCATCGTTGTATTTCTGATTTAGAGATGGTTGAACTTTTGCTTTTTGTTTTGTATAATCATATTCTAATATTTTTGCAGGCATACAAATATGCATATCAGCAATCTTATTAGCAATAATAATATTTAATAATTCTATATTTCTTATTGTCATTTTTGTATTGCTTGAATTTGACATAACCAATTACTATCTTCAGTATCACCGTTAAATTTAACTGACTTTACTAAAAATGTTCCATCTACTTCAGAACTTTGAACTTTAATTAAATTCTTTGGCTGAATAGAAGGAATAATTAAACTATTTATTTTCCATCCATCTATTAATTTATTTTCTTTAGTTTTTGTTTTTACAGATTTTTCTTTAAATCTTTTTGGCTTATCTATCAATCCTGTTCCTGGAGATAAAAACTGAGCTATTGTTTGTTTATTACTTTCATTCGGCTTAGTTATTATTAAAATATTATTTGCTATTGTCCATTGGTAACCTATTCTTGCTAAAATAATATCTAATGCAGTTCCAGGTGCTCCTATAAATGAAAAACCTTGTTTATAAATATAATTAGGAAGTAATGAATAATCGCTTTTAGCTAAATTTAATTCTCCTACAATTTTTTCTATTATTTGTTTAGTATTAGAATTTTCTGTAAATGAAAGAGATAATTTTTTACTTGTTAAAGGAATATAACCATCTTTTAAAGTTATTTTAGTAATAGTATCGAATCCATTAAAGTCATGTTCATATTCAACAACATTTCCTATAAATAAAGTGCTTAATTCTTTTCCGTCATATCCGATTTTTAATATTACAGAAACATCTTTTTGCTCTAATAAACCGATAGTTTCTTCTGATAAATTATAAATATTAACTTTTCCTGTGTTAGTTTCTTTATTATCATCCATATCTATATCAAAAGAAACTCTAACACCATCTAATAGCTTACCATCTGTTGATCCTAGCTTTTTAATTATAACTTGTGCTTTTCTTTTAAATAATCTACTCATATTATATCAATTCAATTTCTTCTTGTGTTAAATATAATAATTTAGCTTCTCCTGACGAAAAAGAATTTCTACTAATTGTAGCAGAAGCATCAGCTATTTCACAATAAAAATCGCCTGAAGGAAAATTTACATTTCTATGTGTAAATAACAAAGGATAATTTGCAACCAATTTAATATTAGAAACTAATAAATTATCATCTTCATCATATAAACTCATAGTCCAAAAACTTCCTGCAGAATTATATAAAAACAGTAGTTTAAATATTTTTGAATCCAATTCAATTATTAAAGTATGGTTTGGATTGTTTTTAATAGGAATTATTGTAGCCATAATATTTAAAATAAAGACTTAATGAATTGACCTAATGATATTTTAGATGTTGGAGCAAAATCTTTACTCTCACCAACTTGTCTACCAAAAGAACTTTCTTTTTTAGCGCTATCAGTTTTTATTCTTAAATTATCAATACTTACTAATTGACTTTCTACAATTCTAGCTTCTTTAAATGTTGCAGTAAATCTAAATGTTTCACCATCATTTGCATCATTTGGCATATCTAGATTTGTCATTACCATACTAGAATAGCTTTTAAACTTCATCACAAGAGTTATCGGCTCTTTTTCATTTTTAATTCTATATAATTCATCGTGGGCTTCTTTTAATCTATTTGGAATATTTCCTGAAGCTAAAGTTGTAATTTGTTTTATTTTAGAATTTTTTAATGAAAATTTACTAATGATTCCTGTAATTATAATTTCTGTAGGCTCATCTTTAGCATTATCAGTATTAAATCCTCCTTCAATAGGATTGCTTGTTAAAGAAACTTTTTCAGATATATTTCTTGAGCTAACAATATCAACTTCTAATTTACCTATTTTCTGGGTAAATGGTTGTTTAAAAATTATTGCTGCTGCATTTGTAAAAAAACTCATTGTGCGCCTAATTCAATATAAGATTGCCTATTTTCCTCTTGTAATGCTTGTTTGATAGCATTCTTTATTCCAGTAGTATCTGAACCAGACATTCCAGGAGGAATATTTACCGTTAAATTATTATTTACAGTTTTTTGATTATTAGCAATAGAACTCATATTAGTTGTATTTGCCATAGAAGCTTTTGCTCCTGATGCAATATCAACTTGATCGTCACCTAATCCTACAAAATCTTTAAAAGAAGCTTTTAAATTACCTAATTTGCTAGATATATTTTCTATCTTAGCAAAAAAACCTTCTTTTAGTTTATTCCCTAATTCTACTATCCAATTATAAACAATTTTTAAATCTTCTATAAAGTCTCTTATAAAACTAGAACTAACTTTAAATGTATTATATAAAGATATAGCGACACTGTCAACTATATCCCTTACAGATTCAAATTTTGAATATAAAATTATTAGCGCAGTTATTAAAAGACCTAAAGGATTTTTAATTAATAAACCAAACAATATTCTAAATCCTAAAGCAGCTATTCCTAGTAATTTTGCTAATGTTCCTATTATTAATAATAGAGGACCTAATCCTGCGACCAATAGCCCTGTACCTAATATTACTTTTTTACCTTGTTCGTCTAATCTGGCAAAATTATTAGCAACTTTCATTAACCAATTAGCAAAACTTCCCATTTTCTGGTTAACTTTAAAAACCTCATCCATACCTCGACCTACATTTATTCTTAACATATAAAAAGCATTACTTATTCTATTAGTACTTGCCCTTATTGTTTTAGCTCCTTTTTCTATAGATTCTCCATATTTTTTATTTATTGTATCAGCAACTTTAGATAATATTTTTGAAGAAACTTCACCTTTTTCAATTAGTTTTAAAAACTCAGCAGTTCCCATATTCATGGATTCGGCAAATAAAGCAACCGCCCCTGGAACTGCATCACCTAATTGTAATTTCAATTCCTCTGACATTATCTGTCCTTTCGATTGCATTTGCTCTAACGATCTAACAACCCTTTTAGTATCGTCTTCTGTAAGACCTAAAGCGACAGATAATCCTAAGAAAGACTTTATCACTTTCCTATTAGTTTCTAAATTATCTTTTGAAGCTGCTAAATATTTAACATAAGGTTTTACAGCGCCTGTAAAAGATGAACCTAATTCTTCAGTTATATCTTTTAAATACTGAATTTCATTTGTTACTGTTTGTTGAATAGGTATGCCATCACTATATCTTTTTAAAACTGAAGTTAATGAAGCTTCTAACGATTGTATATCTGCTATAGCTTTAACAGAAGCACCTCCAAATGCAGCTAACGGAAGAGATAAAGCTAATCCGATTTCTTTTCCTAATCTAGTAAAAGATTCTCCTGTAGATTGTAAAGATCTTGTTGTACGTTTTAATTTTGAATCGATTTGATTCAATGCGTTTATTACAGGCTTTGCATTTGCCTCGAAAGTAACTATTAATTCTTTAAGACTTGTTGCCATCGTTATTATTCATTTTAATTTCTGCCTCTTTTTGCTTTTGAAATTCCAGATGATTCCTAAAATCCAAGACTGCGTTCATTTTCAAAGCATCAATAAAGTTCAGATTTTCTATTTCTGAATAAGTTATAGCTTTATCTAAAACAAGTCTCCATACTATTATTTCATCTAAAATTTCAGAATTTAAGCCTTCAATTAATTCTTTTTCATCTCGCTCAATGCTTGCTGGATGGATTCTTCCATCGGTGCTAGCATCGGGATCTTCTTTACCAGGATGGTAAGAATATTTAGAGAAAAAAAACCATTGAAGTCTAAAACCTCCATAGCTAATTCGATAGTTCCGTCTAAATTGTTTTCAAAAACTTTATTAAAATTAGTTTGATTATTTAATTCACCAACATCAATAGCAGAGCAGTTTTTAAATAATTTCATAAGTAATTCACCAGGAATTCCATAAAGTATTGTAGCAATTCCTTTTATAACTCCAGTGCTATTTTCTAAAGCAACATCAGAATCTAATTGATTTTTTACTCCATCAAATAAATCCTTTCTTAATTTAAGTGCTTCTAATGCATTAAATTGGATAATATTTATATCAAATTCACCGATTTTAATAGTTTTTGTTTTTAAAGCCATAACTTATACAATTTAATTATTAATCGTTTCCTGCCAAATTAACCAAATAATCAGATCCTGTTCTAATAGTCCATTCTCTTTGCTTTGCTTCATTTCCATAAGAAATAGTTGGATTTTTAACAATCCAAGCAGTTTTAGCTGCAACAAGACTATTACCTGATCTATCTTTAATTAACAATGGAAGAGGAGCACTTGCAACTCTGTCAGCATTGTGAAGTCCAGATAAAACTTGGTTAGTAGGAGAAGTTTGTCTTAATCTTAAAACAATAGTTAAGAAATTTGAATTATTTTTAACTCTATCAACATGGCCATCAGCACCACCCATAGAGTTAAAAGCATCATTTTCCTCTGATATTTCAACAGAATCACCATCAGCAAATCCTGTTATTTGAGCTACGCCAAATATGACACTTAGCTTTTTAAAATCGAAAGTTCCAATATTGTTTGCCATAATATTAATCTAATTAAAGTTATTAAACTGAAAGGTTACCACTTATTGCAATCTTATTAACTGCTCCAGCTAATGTTGCTGTAAATGAAACACCTGAAAATAATCTCGCCAATTTATCAGCAGATGAAATATCAGCAACATCAGGAACAGTTATTGTATATTGACCAACACCGTCAGCATCAGCTGCAATAAAGTCATTTTCTACTCCTTCGTCTAAAATTTCTCTTATTTTATTTTCAATAATATCACCACCAGCATCAGTATAAGGGATTTTTTCAACGTTAATCAAAGTTGAATATAAATTTTCTTGAAGTCTTGCTTGTAACCAGTCAGCGCCTCTAATTACGTCAATCCATTCACCTGAAGCAACTTTACCGTATCTTGTTATTGATTGTCCAGCAAAAGTTTCGTATGTATTACCATTGTTTGTAAATACAGCAGATGATTGTGATGAAAGTAAATCGTCAGCAATAATTCCTGTAAGTGACTTAAATGCCCAATTTGATGATCCTGGAGTTGTTGGTAATTGACGACCTAACCAAGCAGCATCAGCAAAATAATTAGCAGTATCACCGTTGTATATAGTAAAAGTTCTATCATAACCTAATTGTTTCAATTGATATAAAATACTTCCTGTGTCAGCTGAATCAAGATTATCGGCATCAGAACTTCTAGCAAGAAAGATTCTTTTAAGAACTTCGATTTTTCCTGCAGCACTTAAAATATCAGCTTCAACAGCAGATGTTATTGCAAGCGCATACCAAGTAGAATTGAAATCAAAACATTTTTGGATAGCGTTTGCCCAAGTTTCTGATGCAGTATATGAACCAGACCCTGTAGCAGGAGTCGCTGAAGGAGTAGAAGCAGCAGTATATTGGAAATTATCATCATCAATTTTAGTAATTTCAAATGTTCCATTATATTCAGCTTCATTAAATCCAGTAACTGTTACAGAAGCACCTGACTCTAAGTTGTGAGCAGTTTTATTAATGTTAACAATATCTCCAGAAGGATTTGTTGCAGCAGTAATAGCTGTTGAAGTAGCAACAACTTTTTTACCAATCATTATTGAAGCCGGTGTTTTTTCTTGTGAGAATGCAGCAGAAGCCATTTTATATTCTGGATCTGACGATGCAAAATCAACTGCAACTTCAGTTATATTAGCGTAACTTTTTACGCGTCTATCGAGTTTCACGCTTTCACCTAAGAACATTGGAGTTCCGAACCCTTGTTGTGTAATAGTCTTAGTTGAAAGGCTAATTGAAACATCTATTATTTGATCTAATTTATTTGACATAATTCAATTTCATTTTAATTATTAAAAAATTATTCTACCGTCATTTCAATAGTAGATGGATCCTTTTGCTGATCACCACCGAGCTCACCAGAGATTTCAATAGAATTAACTACCTGCACACTATCTTTTGTATAAGAAGAATAATTTTTAGAAATTCTAAAAATTAGTTCAGCAACCGATCTTGTTTCAAAACTTTTATTAATAGTTGTAGTTATATCCACAGGATCACTTTCAATATTAACATATGCTAATTTATTTTGACACAATAAATCTAAATTACTTGGTAATTCAAGTTTATTAATTAACTCTAATAAAATTCCCATTCCATCTTCACTTATACAAGTTAAAGATAAAACAATTTCTCTATCACCTTGAGTTTTACTTAACTCTCCAGCATTAGGTTTTGAATAGTAATCAGTTCCACCAACAAATCTAACTGATGATATTTTCATAGCAATGTAATCACCATTAGGAGTTGATGCATTTTGATCTGACCATATAACTTTTTTAGCAGTTAATGTATTTATTACTGTCGCTAATGCCGTTTTTAATCCTACTATATTTATGCTCATACTCTAACTTGATTCAGGTGGAACACTATCATTCGTTGTCCTTTTAGCAACAAATATTTTATAGTGGTTAATAACATTATTTTTCCAAGGATATATTCTAACAACTTCAAATTCATCTCCATCTATAATAACTATATCTGCATTTACTCCATTACCTTTTTCTATTCCATATAATTCTGTAGAAGTAAATATTTTTTTTGTCTCTAATTCCCTTCTGTTTTCAGGAAGTAATAACATTTCTGATCCTGTCATAGGCTGAACACTAGCAGTTATAGTAAATTCTGTATCAGGCCCGGAAACTTTAAAAAAACCCGCGGCGTCGTAATCTCCTGATGCTCTTCGTTTTACCGTCAATGTGTGTTTTCTAAAACTGCTCATTTTTTTAATATTTTAAAAGATATGCTTTTTAATAATTGCCCTGTTTCAATTAATGGATTATCAAAACCTTTATTTTTTATAGTTGATAAAGCATTTCCAGGATCTTTAA